CTCATATCTTGTATAAGATTACTATTAACGTTTTTTACAAGTACATCATCTTTTATATATTTTGAAATTAATGATAGATAAACCTGAGTTGTTCGATAGGAACTTTCTTTTACAGTTGGCTTGTATTTTTCATCCCATTTAGTTTTTAATTCTCCAAAAGTTAGTGGTAATTCTTCATTTCGTTTTATTTTTTCTGCGATTTTTTCATTCAAAAGTAAGTTAGCTTGATTCCAAGCTTGGCGTGAATTGCTAGATAAAGTAACGGACACTTTTCTCTTTTTTTCAGTTAAGGGATCCGTATAACGTTCGGTGTACTTAAATTTTTTGTCATTTATTTTTTCTAACCACATTATTTCTATTCCTTTCGAATATACGTTCCTATTAATTGTTAAAAGAAAAAGCCCGAAGGCTTTTTATATATTTAATCTTTTGACAATTCTAAAGATCGTCTATATTGTTCAGCTTTAGCTAATTTTGTAAATGTTACTGTTCCATTATAATTTTCTAAAACAACTTTCTCTATTTCGTCTAGTGAAACTTTGAAAAATTCTTTTCTTTGATTAATTTTATTAACTTCTTGTTTTCTAAAATGATTATGCAATTTAGTTTCCAAAGACGGAGCGTCCTCTGAAAAAATCATCGCATGAACGTCAAATTCAAATGGAACCGATGCACTACTCAATTCTTTTATTCTATCCATAGGTTCTAATCTTCTAGTCATACCAATTTTATATATGTCTTCACCAAAAGACCCAATATTACTAATTACATACACATAACCGGCTCTAGTATTTAATTCTCTTTGTAATACATTTTCACGTATAACTTCTAATTCTTTTAATTTTTCTTCCAGTTCTTGAATTTTATTTGCATATAATTCTTTTTCCACATCTGCATTAGCTTTTTGCATATATGCGATTAATTTGGAAATTTCAGAATTGAATTGACGTTGTTCTTTATCAATACGTTTCTTTTCACGATCAATTTCTCTACGAACTTTTTCCTCTTCTATCATCTGTTCTTTTATTGCTTTTTGTTGTTCTTTTTCTTCGGTAATTTTCACTAAATAAGAGTAATGAAGTTCTAGTTCTTGAAGTTTAAACTCTAAAAGACCCTTCCTTAATTCAGCATTGTCATTCTTGAATAAATTATTAATTTTATCAAATATTTTTATGATTTTTTCCCTAGTCGAGTCTATATTAGAAATAGTTAGTTTATTGAGTAATCCTTTCACTTCTGAATCAAATGGAATGAGCATTTTTTTCTTTAAATTATTTTTCTCTCGTTTATTTAAAATAAGAGGGACAGAAACAGCATCGTCAATAATATATTCCTTTTCTTTTAATTTTAACAAAGAAAGCTTATTTTTTATTTCAGAAGATGAAGTTTCTTCTATATTTGAAACGATAAGTGAAGAATAGACATTTTTTAATGTTTCATCATACTTTTGATTTATTTCATCACGCCGATTGTAAAATTAAGCTAGACAACTAAAAAAGTCATTTGTGCTACACTCAAAATAGTTCCGACCAAAGAATTATAAGGAGTGAGTACAAATGACCTATACCCATCTTACAACGGATGAACTTGTAATAATAGAGTCTTATTTCAAAATGAATCAATCTGTTGCTAAAACTGCCCATTGCTTGAATCGTTCAAGACAAACGATCCATAAAGTATATCTGTTCTTCAAGCAAGGAAAATCAGCCTTAGAATATTATCAACAGTATAAGAAAAACAAATCAAACTGTGGTAGACGTCCGCTTGTTTTACCCGAGGAACAATCAGAATATATTCAAAGAAAGGTTGTTCAAGGATGGACACCCGATGTGATTGTTGGTCGTGCAGCGTTTCCTATTAGTTGTTCTGCTCGTACCATTTATCGTATGTTCAAAAAGGGGCTATTTGATTCTTCTGACTTACCGATGAAAGGCAAGCGTAAACCGAATGGACATCAAGAAAGACGTGGAAAACAAACTTTCCGCCGCTCTATTCATGAACGTGAAAAGGATTATAGCCAATTCTCAAATGAGTTTGGTCACCTTGAAGGTGACACTATCGTAGGTCTGAAACATAAAAGTGCTGTAATTACCTTAGTTGAACGATTATCAAAAGTTATCATCACATTGAAACCGTGTGGTAGACAAGCGATTGATATTGAAAAAAAATTAAATCAATGGTTTGAATCTGTACCGAAAAACCTATTCAAATCCATCACTTTTGATTGTGGAAAGGAATTTTCAAATTGGAAACAGATCAGTAATGTCAATGATATTGCCATTTATTTCGCTGATCCAGGAACGCCGTCTCAAAGAGGCCTAAACGAGAATTCTAACGGATTGTTACGTAGAGATGGTTTATTGAAATCTATGGATTTCAATTCAGTAGATGAATTTTTTATTCAATCTGTCGCATCTAAACGAAATAATATTCCTAGAAAATCACTGGATTATCGAACACCTTTGGAAGTATTTTTGAGTTACGTAAGTATTGATGATCTGTCTAACTTAATTTGACAATTAAGAAAGATAAAATTGAACAACTGGACGGGCAAATTGATGCCTTGCTTTCAGAAAGAGAAATATTGATAGAAGAAAACAAGCGATTGAAAAAGAAAGTAGCCCAACCAATGAAGGGAGGTGGATAGTATGAACAATAGAACCTTTGATATTTTGAAATGGATCGCTATAGTAGTTATCCCCGCTTTAGCGACTTTTGTCGGTCTTGTCGGAAAAGGTGTTAACTGGCGGTACACAGATATAACGGTGATGATTATTACAGGTTTTGGAGCATTTCTAGGGAGTATTTTAGGTGTATCAAATCGAACGTATAAGAAAATTTCATCAGATAAATAGGAGGATAGATATGAAAAAGAAAATTACTATTACTGCGATGAGCCTGTTAACGGCTCTTTTTTTATTGCCAATTAACGGATTTGCCTATACTATCAACAATGAATTTAATTTGGGCGCAAATGAAGGTAGCTCACAAGTAGCAAATAATCAGTATATTTTACTGCATGAAACGGCTAATGAAACAGCAACAGGACGCAATGAAGCGCAGTATATGCAACGTTCATGGACTAGCGCTTATACTGCTTATATTGTGGGAGACGGCGGAATTGTTTATCAAGTCGGTCAACCTGGTTATGTACAGTACGGTGCTGGTTCGTATGCTAATGCCAACAGTCCTGTGCAGATTGAGTTACAACACACACATGATAAAGCAACGTTTGAGAAAAACTACAAGGCATACGTTGAATTGGCTAGAGATTCAGCAATGAAATATGGTATTCCATTAACGTTGGACACTCCTTATAACCAACCGGGAATCAAATCGCATTTATGGGTAACACAAAACATCTGGGGCGATCATACAGATCCTTACGGTTATCTTTCTGAAATGGGCGTAAGTAAAGAAAAATTAGCATATGATTTAGCTCATGGATTTACCGATGAAAATCCAACAACTTCTGAAAACAAGCCTGTCATTGATCCAACACGAGCTGGTGCAGCTAATCCTACACTGACAGATGGAACGAATTACGCCCACATTGATCAGTTTGGAGAAATCGAAAATGCAAATTTGCATGTAGCTGGATGGCACATTGCTAACTATAAATACGAGTATATCTTCATTATGGATTACAATACTGGGAAAGAATTAGCTCGAGTAAGAGCTGATGGAATTTATAGATCAGATGTAAATCAAGCTTATAATACTTCTGGAAATGTTGGCTATCATGTATCTTTTAACATGCGTAACTTCCCTAATAAGAAAGTCTATGTCATGATGCGGGCAACGAATGATCCAGAGGGAAACACTAAAGGCGGTGCGCAAGATTTCCATGACAAACGTTGGTATTTAAATATTCCTAAACGATAAAAATAGCTCCTCGTTGAGGAGCATTACATAACTATATTGACAACTATAAAAATCATTCGATAAAATAGTGATGTTATCGCATATCTTCACTATCACCCATAATAGTCACACTCCAAGCTATGCGATAACAGGTTTGTTGCCACACATTCTACTGGTTGATTGTTTATGGCTTTATGTGGCAACAACCAGTACCCTTAGCTCAGTTGGTCAGAGCAGACGGCTCATAACCGTCCGGTCGTAGGTTCGAGTCCTACAGGGTACATTAACGTAGCCATTTGAATCGTTCTGTGTTAGAATTTTTTTGAAGAGTATTATACAAGCTAAAGCTTTTCTTCATTGCCACTCAAATGAGTGGCTTTTTTATGTATCCTTTTATGGATTAATGAAAGGATGTTTCACATAGTTATATTTCTGTATATTTGAAAAGTTTTACTTTGATTTTTAAATAGAAAGACATTTGGGTTATATTGTGAGATAATAATAAAGAAGAGTTTAAAGCGTTCCCCAAAAACCACTGCCCCATAAGTGTGTTACGCTTTAAACTCTTTTATATTTGAAGCCATTAAAAAGCATACCATATTTTTGAAAAAAAGTGAGAAAAAAGGCTTATAATTGGAGTGGTAGTTAATTAGTGACTTATTTTTGATTTTATAGCACTGATACTATAAAATATAGATATCATCATATTACACAATCTTAATACTAACTTAAAAAATATCTCCTTTCATAAGTATGGTGATAAAATCCGTTCCGGGCTACCTTTTTAGGTAGCCTACTTTAATCTTTGTATCTTTCTGGATCAACGAAAGTATACTTTATATAGTCATAACGCCGATGATCGCTTCGAGCGTCTAGCACATCAGTCACGATATCAAACAAAAAATATACGTCTTTCTTCATTCTAGTTTTCGCAGCAGGGATTTTAAAGTAGTTCTTATTAGAATAGTAGAGATTAATTAATAAGCTATCTTCGATTGCTAAAAAGAAAACTTCTGAATCCCACACCTTATAAAAATCTTTGACAAATCTATTCGAAGGATCAAATTTAAACCATAATTGCGTCTCATTAAAAAGCATAACCATTACTCCGATCTATTTTTAAACTTAGTCTCTACCTCTAATATATATCGAGTTTTTATTTTGCCTTCAGAGAATACTGTTTCTTTTTTTGCAGTTACAGGTTGTTTATTTTCGGAAAAAGCTAATATAGCTAAAATTGAAACATCCATCTGGAATTTGTCTTTTTCGTTGCTTTGCTCATAAAAATCTGCATATTCATCACTAATATTTTTTCTAATAAATTCTTCCATCATAAAGATCACCTCGAAAAGAGTATACGAACAAACGTTCTTTTTGTAAAGGTGGAATTTATTATACTAAATAAATAGGTGAACAAGTACTTGTGCCAAATTATGTGCCAAAAAAAATCGAATTTAATAAAACACAAACAAAAAGAAATCCTATTATGATAACATTTCTTATAATAACAAACACAACAGAAGACGTGTAATAGTTAGTCAGGAACGTACAAATAACCCCTGTATCCTTTGCGGTACAGGGGGTTATTTTGTATAAGTAGACATTGTAGTTTCTAAACTGCTATGTCCTAAACGTTTCGATACGCTAAGTATATTTACTCCTTGATAAAGTAAAATAGATGCATGCGTATGTCTTAGTCCATCAATAAACAGTCGAAGAGAAAATAGGGAAAAATTGATTACTAAAGAAAAACTTACTAGGTCGACGGTGTAGTTGATTTTCATACTTCAATAGATTCGAATTAAACGATTTCGATTGGCTTATACCAGTCCTATCCAACGAAAGATATATCGTTCTTAACTCTAGCGGTATAACTTGAAGCTTTACGTAAAGCCAATGGGAATGAACTGGAGATGACTTTTTATTATTTTTAGTAATAGCTGATGGGTTAATACTTACAACTTTCCTTTTCAAAGTACCATATAAAAAAACGATTACGTCCATATAATTGTGTAAAAGTGAAGCATCAAAAAAGCCATTGATCTCAGTTAGGAGTACAATGTTTTTTGCAGAAAACATACTCGAATAGGACTGATATCAATGACTCAAGTACATTTTACTTTTGAAAGCGAAGAAATTCAAGCAATTATAAACGAAAGCGGTGCGAATGATACCGCAAAAACACTTATGACTATCATGTTTAATCAGCTGATGGAAGAACAACGAAATCAATATATTCAGGCAAATGCCTATGAACGTTCAGAAGAACGGCAATCACAAAGAAATGGTTACTACGATCGTTCGTTTACAACTCGAATTGGTACGTTAGAACTTCATGTTCCACGAACCAGAGACGGTAAGTTTAGTCC